GTGGGCAGTTTTTTGCAATTGCAGATCCAAGCAATACATCTATTGCAACCCGATTGACAAGTGAAGTTCCTCTTGATAAAGATGGAAAACAAATTATTAATAAAAAGGCATGTATGGAAATTGCTGCTGTGTCAAAATCAATTGGAACCAAAGAGATGAAAATTGCAAGATGGTATGATTCTGAGAAGAATACATTGGTCTATTTAGTTTACACAACTAAATGGATTGGAGGATCTTTGAAGCATTCTATTTCTGTAGTTCCTCTTGGACTTCCTTTAGAGAAATAACGAAAAATAAGGGGTGATGCTAGTAACACATCACCCCCTATTTTTTTCTAATTATTCAATGAAAAAGTTTAATTCTATCTGTTCCACCACTCTGGTTGGTTGTAGGTTTACATTAACATGGAATTTCTTGGTCTTCTTTTCATAATCAGTTGCGCCTACGTCAACTGAATAATTATAAAGACCGCGTTTCTTTCTAATTACTTCCAAGAACTCTACTAGCTGGGTTGCAACTTGCCCCCATGTAATTGCATCGTTTTGTTCAAAGATAAAGAAACGACAGAAATCTTCAAATGCTCTCTTAATATATAGAACTAATCTAACAATATTTAAATCTTGTAGAGCACTTGCTTTTGCTTGGCATGTTAATTGACCCCAAACAACATAACCAGGATTAAATTTAACAATTGGATTTAATTGCTTTAGATATAATTGATCTCTTTCTCCTAGTTTTGGATTGAATCTCAACTCTTTAATTGTATCAATTGAAGCTCTGTTAAATCCAGCAGCTGCAAACCATAGTTCAGCAACATTATCATTTCTTGGTAAAATATATGACATATGGTATACTGGGGAAACCCACATATTAACACCTGTAAATACATCATAAACTTTATTATATGATTCATACATTGCTGCAAAATAGGTGTTATATGTGTGAACATTTCTTCTCTTATCTAGTGACAAGTTTACATTTGGATTGTCACCATTATCTAGAATACATACGCAGTCACGTCTAGTTCTGCAAAGAGTAACAATTGATGACTTAACATCATCTGGATATCCGCAGTCGAATACCATTGACATATAGTAATTTTCTGTATCTAATACTTTATCATCAATTATTCCACTATATGCTTGTGCTAGTAATTGAGTTGCTTCAGCAGGATCTAAATTACCATCTGGCTGAATTAGATCACCATCAGAACCTTTTCTTAGAGGAACAGGTTCCGAGCCAATAAACGCTTCTGCAACACTACCATATGACTTTTTAATTCTATATTCAACTGCACTTGTTGGATCAAAATTAATTATATCTCCGTTCCATTTTTGAGTTGAACCAGCAATATTTCTAATATCAAAAACAGCAATTTGTTCATCATAAGATCCTTCTGCAGCTCCCAACCAACCCCAAATTTCATTTCCTCTTGCATCTTTAGCAATAACTACATTTTGATATTCAGTACCTGAAATTGTTTGCCAATCAATAAAATTTTGTTTGTTATCTGTCAATAATGCAGAACCAACTGTTAATTCAACTGAGGTTGTACCAATTTCTTTGTCATATACTCTAACATTAATATCATACCCAGCTGAGTATCTTGCATTATCTGGATCAATGACCATTTGAGCTCTTAGAGAACTTGAATAGTATGCAAGAATATCTTGAATCCATAATGAATCACCATTGATATCTCTTGCAAGAGGGTTAAACGAAACCTCAAATGATTCAATGATAACATCCTGCCCATCAGATTGTTTTTCATAAATATCTAATGTGTATGTATCCCAAAGAGTTGGATTTGCAACTTCTGTCAATCTGATTGATAACTTGTTGTACCATTGACCTCTTCCAATTGGATACAGAATACAAATTGGATATCTAGTTCCATCTTGTACCAAATTGGTTTCAATTTCATCTGCACTATTAATACTATTCAAATATGAAACTTGGAAATTTGCTGTTGTATCCAATGCGCCAAATAAACAATCAATGCTCATATTTGCAAATGCAGCATTATCTGAAAGAACTCTCATAAAATATAGAGAGCCAGCTTCCCCCAAATAGTTGTATGCACAATATGGGCCTTGCCCGTAATTTTTACCATAAGCGGTAATATTTGGCTCACCAAACTCAGAAATATAATCTGATCTTCCACCGATAAACTTTAAAACATTGTCCTCACCTTTTTCTGTCAACGCCGCAATGAAACCAATTGTTGATGGTACTGCTTGGACAAAGGTTGACAGATCTATAATCTTGGTATATACACCTGGAGAAACATTTGACATTTATTTCTTCCTCCTAAAATTTTTGTTTTCTCTATTTTTACTTTACTTTAATCTAAAATTTTAATCCTTCTTTTTCTTCCAGGTCTAAAATATTAAAATCCTTAAAAATATAAAAACCATGCAAAAATCAATCTTCTATCTGATGTCTTTACAATTGATGGGAATGTAACTCTGGCAAATATGTTAAATGGCCCTCCATACCCACCACTGTTGGATTCCGATGTATATAATGCTGCTTCACTTAATTGTTTACCATTAGCATCTGACGAAGCAATAGCTGTTGTGACTTTAACTATTAAATATTTATTATTATTTAAATCATCTGTTTGAAAATCAATTCCCTCAAATGGTTTTTTATAAAATCCTTCTTCATCATAACCTGATGAAATAACATGATAGTCAGCACATGATGCATCGGTAGCATTAATCATTACTCTAGAAGCTAAATCAACATCTGTAATAACTGGTGGTGTAGGATTGAATGGGTCTCCTGGGATTACCCCTCCGTTTCCTAAACCAAACCAAGAAAGAAATTCCGATTGACTTGGTAAAATATATGGGTTAGCTAAATTAAAAGCTCGAGATGCAAGCCATTCTCTACCGGAATATAAAACTAAATTATTTTTACCAATTAATTTCTTCTCTCCATTTTCTAATACATCATAAATCTCTACAAATCCTTTTGGAGAACCTCTATCAAGAAGCTTCTTATTAACAGAATCAGATAAACATTCTTCTCCATAGTGTTCTCTTATTTCAACTACTGTTGTTTTGACTTTATTGTCCATGTTTTATATCCTTTTTATATCGAGAAGATTCTCTGTGTATTTTTGTTCTAAATATGCATACCAATTGGTATATATATTAATGTATGAGAAACTAACTTACATTTTAATAAGGGGAGGAATCATATGCATATTCTAAAAATTCACAACACAACGGGAACGTATTTCTTTGGCCGTGAAAAAGAGTTCAACGCATTACATCTGGTTGCAGACTTTACTAAAAGAAACAAAGATGCAACTATGATTATTGAAAACGGGATGTTCAAAACGGATAATTGCAAAGAGTTCTGTGATTATCTTATTAAGGAAGAAGAATTCATTCAAATGAAATTGGATACTGTCACGACAATTACAATGCGAAGAGAATAAGAAATTGGGGAATGTGTGAGGGTTAAGTTCGCACATTCCCCGCAGGGCACTATGTTATTTTTTTAGCTTAAAAGGTATGTACCGCAACTAGGACAATACTTATTATTGGATGGTGATGTTACGCCACATGTTTTACAAACTAATCGTGTATGCACTGTGACGGGTTTCTCGACCATAACTCCGGTGTCTCCTGATCCTTTTAATTGAATAATGATCACTTCAGCTTGTTCAAGTTCGCCAATAGAAGTGTAATTCAAAGTTTGATATAATTCGCTTCCTTTAACTGTAATTCCTTCATCTTTAGCTGGTTCACTTTTAATAGATAATTCTTGAAGTGGAACTGAGCAAGTATAAGCACTTTGAACTTCACCAACCATTTGCCCAGTTACTCCACCGGTCATTCCTTTTACTGTACCTTCTGATATTCCTTTTGATGATCCATAAACATCATTATTATATGTCCAATTTGGAGAGTCATACCAAAAGAATGGATATGATCTATATGATGGATAATGATGAACTTCATGAATTACGGTTTTCATAACATGTTCTGGAGCTGGTTTCTCAAATGCAAACTCAATTCTCACCATGCCATCATCAATTTTATCACCTCGATGATCTTGTATCTGTTTAGTTTTTTGAATGTATTTAAATGCATTACGAACTACATTGTATTGCATAAATCCTTTCAACTCTGTTGTTTCATTTGGGTCTAATACAAGACGATGATTATCTAACGCATCTTGCCCATCAATACTTACTTTGATTGCCGCTCGTCTTGAGTTTAGATTTTTGAAAAGAAGGGAATACTCTGCTCCAAAAGGTAGGTAAACTGCTCCGTCTGTGATTCTTAAAATCTTACCATTGCATTTTACTTCTGCTACGAAATGATCTTTGTAAGTCATTGGACTTCTCCTTTGAAGATCACAGACTAAGATCTTGTATATTTTAGTTTAAAGTCTGTTGGTGTGCCCTGTATTTATATGTTCTGATTATTTTAGCAATTAACTACTATATATATTAATAACTGATAGAAGTAATTCCCTTATACCCTTAATAGGAGGTTATTATGACT